CTCCCGCTGATGCGCCTGCAGTGAACGCGTTGTCCAGAATTGCAGCGGCTTTAAGTTGCTTAGTTTGAGCCATAGAACGTGCTAGTGCTTTTGTGTAACGAGTAGAAATCTTGTCATACAAGTTATCTTCAATTGCTTCCTCAGTAATTGCGAAAGCAAGAGCCACTGTTTCGTGTTGATATCTTGCTGTGAAAGTTTCTTGCGCGTTGTCATAAGTTACACCAGCGCCTTCAGCTTTAACTGCAGCTTTGTCGAATCCAGATAACATTACTTCTTCTTCGAATGCTCGATCAGAATTTTCTGTATCAAAGATTTCTGCGTGTTGGTTTTCGTAGTTTTTATACTCAAGTCCGAATAATGCATTCAGACCTGGCTCTAGCTCTTTAGCTAGTTGTTGTCTTGATATAGCCATTATTTATGTCCTCCTGCTATTATGCGTACAAGTGCTCGTTAATTAGAACATTATAAACAATATTAGCTGAACCAACTTCAGATCTGCCTTCTTTTCCAGAAAAGCCGATGATCATTAAGTTAGCACCAGTTCCAATATCACTTGAATCTAATTCCATTGCACTTACACCTGTTGTTGTTGAGCCTGTGCCTACGACTACGTCTGCTGTTTGCATTACGTCAGTTTGTGCAGATGCACCATCACCTTGTACTTCAAATACTTGGTATGGATCATCGTATACAAATGCGTCTGCTACAGCGCCGTTTCCGCCTGCTACAGATTGGTTTTTAAAAGTAGGTTTGTTAGTTGTCGCGTCGTCAAATTTACATCCCCAAAAAACACCAATGTTAGTAGTACCTGTTCCAGCTTGCTGGATGTTACCAGAGTCTGGTTGTACCATGTCACCTTGGAAAATTGCATTAGCTTCGTTAGATGCAATTTTATATTCGTTCATTTTTTGAGGCGGTCCACTTCCGATTTTTCCAACTGGATTCAAACCCATTGCGGCGTCTATATTTGCCATATGTTTATCCTCCTTAAAGGTTTAGTTGTTAAATCAGTGGTTGAAATATCAAAATGCTATTTCTTTGTACCACCAAAAGTTACACGAGTTTGTCGATCTTGATTAATCGGCATACTTGGGTGCTGTTCCTTTAAGACATCGTTTTCTAAGGCTTCATGTCGATCGGCAGATACTTTTCTAAAGTAGTCCTCTCGAGACCTTGCGAGCTCTTCGGGTATCCTTGCCAGCACAAGGCCACCAACTCCTATTACACCTGAATATTTACCTGTGTCTAAAGACGGGTAATTATCGTTTGGGTATTCGTCAGCTCTCACTAACTCCCAACCAGATCTCAACTTACCTGTTATATTTTTTGAGTCGTCTTGACCCATACTTTCAGCTCGTATCCATCTGTGTCGATAACCGTCTGGTGCAGGCGGTGCATCTAGTGATGATGGGGGAGTCCAAACTTTAGGCTTTTCAGTTTTAGCTCTAGTTTGACTCGCGCGAGTGGTCTTCATTTTATCGTTTTCCATATGCTTATACCTCCTTCGCGGCTAATTGTTTCGCATATTCTTCTAGCGGCACACCTAATCGTTTAGAAATAGCTACCTGTGATGGTGTGAGTTTCACAGTTTTTCTGCGTCCTTTTACGGCCGGACGTTTGGCACTTGCTACATTCTGAACTGGTTCAGAAGCAGATTCCTTATTTGTATCAAATTTGTGAGGGAATTCAAGTCTTATTCGTTTATCCACTTCAGCGTAATATTCTTCTGATTGTGGATCAAAACCTTCCTCCTCTACAAGAGATTTGTGTATATCAAATGCAGTGTAAGTCATTGCATTATCACTACCAAACCAGGAATTTTTGGATGCCCATTCATCAGCTTTTGGGTCAATTGTAGCCCGTGGCTGTTGCATTGGAACCTGTTGTTGTTGGACTGGTGCTTCAGCTCTTGTTGCTGCAGCCTCTTTAACATCTTTAATTGACGCAAGTCTATTAGCGTCCATTGCAAGTGTTGCTATTTCAGTCTGAGCTGCAACCTGTTCTTCGATATTACCTGCAGCGATTGCACTAGCAAGTTTAGCTTTGGCAGCATCGATATTTGTTGTAACTCTTTTTTCAAACTCAGCTGTGTAGTTTGTGTCTAGTTTAGAATATTTATTTCTTAACTTTTCAACTTCAGCTTGTTGGCTCTGAGCATATGTAATAGCTTCTTCTTTTTGCCTTTCAGCTTCTCTCATTTTTTTAGTAAGCTTGGCAATTCTTTTTTGAACACCTTCCGAATACTCAGCGAGTTCTTCTTTTGGTGCTTGTACTTCTTCTTTTTCTTCGTGTGTTACACCAGCAGATTCAGAAACTTCTATTTCTGGTTTTTCTTCCGGCTGTTCTTGTTCTGGTTGTGCTTCAAGATCAATCTCTTGTTCTTGTTCATCACTATCACCTACGTCTATTTTTAGGTCTTCATTTTGCATAGTTAATTCCTCCTATGAATTACATTGCGTGAATAAGATCTTTGGGGTCTTCTATTGTCCCAAGAACCTCATCATCGTTTAACATTCTAATTTCACCACCATCAATATCCATGCGTGATCCTGCATATCTTGCAAATATCACCCAATCTTTTTCTTTGCACCATGGACCTGTTGGGTACTTATCTTCGTCTTTATAACAAAGAGGTCCCATCTTTAGTACATATCCAACTTGTACAGCAGCGCGTGCTCTGTCCAATGTTTCCTGTGCGATAATAATTCCACCTTCACTTTTTTCTTTTACCCTAAAAGGCATAACAAGTATCCGCCACCCAGTAGGGTTCGGTAACTTATCTAAATTTGTTTTGGAAGGCGCTTCTGTTGCTTCTTTATCTTCAGCTTCGTATTTAGCTTCTAATGCGTGTGACGTTGTTTGGGTCATCTTTTTCTGGCTCCTTTGGTTGTAGCAGGTTAGAGAGTTCCTGATTAATTGAATCCACTGCGTGGATCTTACCTAATATATATTTGTATTCTTCCATAGTGTCAACCCCGCCGTTTGCGAGTGTCTGAACTAGTTGGTCGAGCATTGCTTGCATCTCCCTTTTTATGTTGTAGATCACGTTTATCGGATCTGTAGCTTCTGACATATCGTTTCTCCTTGTCTCCGTTTCTATCCCAGAACTCGTCAAGCGGGTTCTTGGGTTTTTCTTCCCCCATATTCTCCCCCAATGTCTGATTAAATCAATCTATTTTTTGAACTTTTTTAGTGTTGACACTCCAAATGATCCACCAACTATTGTAAGTATAATAACCCAATAATAATCATTAGCCTGAGCCAGGATCTCCCATCCTCTATTCATGTAAGGTTGTAGTGGCCCAATAAAATGACATATGAATATACCACTAAAAGTAAGAGTGAGCCATTCGTCTTTCCATGAGTTAGCAGTTTGTCTCACCTGTTCCATCTGAACACCAATCTTCGCTACATCCACCTTTGCGGCCGCCTCTATCTCCTTTGCTTTGATAATTTTATCCTTCTCAATTTTGTGAGAAATTGCGCCGACGGTCTTTTCGGTGATAAGTTTTGCAACGGGATTATTTAGTAATCCTCCTCCAAGACCTAAAAGTGGTTTGATAAGTAGCAGTGGGTTCATTAGTTGTTGATGATTACCGCGATGACAAGTACAATCGCAACAGCAATTATAACTTTTGTTTTCTTAGTGGTTCCGTCCCACCATTCTTGGGCTTTCCATTTTATTTCGTCGATCATGATGACCTCCTTTTTTTGTTTACACCTGCTTCGCTGAGCGCGATAGCTATGGCTTGCTTCTTATTTTTAACTTTTTTCTTAGATTTGCCAATGTTTAATTTTTTATTTTTAAACTCTCGCATTACCTTACTGATTTTCTTTTCTTTTTTAGAAACAGTTTTACCAGTTTGTGAACGTGATATTGCCACTAGTCTAATCCAAATACTCCAAGTTCATCAACTAAATATCTTGCTAAGTCCTCAGGATACCCGTCTTCTAAATACTGTTGATACATTGCTGAAGCCTCTTCATCACCTTCATAAGGATCCTCTGGATCAGGTATAACGGGAACTCTGTCATTACCTTGCCCTACACTTCCTCCTACCTCTGATGCTAATGCCTCTAAATCTTCTCCTTGATAAGTCATGCCCATAGCATCCGCGTAATCCTTTAGACTATCAAAATCAGTTCCTGTAAAATTTCCTTCAGAGTCAAACTGCATTCCTGCACCAAGAAAACCCTGTTGCATATCTGCTAAGTCTTTAAGAGTTCCTATCTCATCTGTAACATTTCCAAAAGGAGCTCTTTGATCAAAGCTATAATTTCCAAGGTCAAGATCACCATAAGTAGACACACCTGGTTTTCCAAAAAAACCTGTTTTGATATTTCCCTCTTCATCAAGTTTTGTGCCTGCAAAGTTTGCAAGATTTGCCGCCGTAAGTACGCCGCTTAAAGTAGGACTTGTTGAAAGACCAAAATCTTTAACTGTGTCAGCTGCTTCTGCAATATCTTGATAGGCCTGAGTTTTCTTAATACCACTAAGGAAATCACTTACTGGTTTAAATTTCTCAGCTAATGCTTCTTTAAAACTAACGTCTTTTGTAACTTTTGTTTCTTTGCTACCACCACCTGGGTCACTATCAACAGTTGGTCCGCTACTAACTGATGTAGCGTCCATTCCAAATTGTCCTGGTCTGTGATCTCCAAAACCTGTTTTGTTACCACCACCTGGATCTGGACCTGTTTTGCCAGACTTGTCAGCTTTACTGCTGCTTCTACGTCCACCTCTACCTTTTAAAGCCATTTTATTTACTCTCCCTATTATTCGTCATCAACAAACGTTGCTTGCATCTGTTTTATACCATCTTTTGCAAGTGATACAGAAGCTCTTAGTTTAGCATGTTCGTCATTTTGTTCTAGTTTATCTTCAGCTATTTCACGATTAGAAACAAGCCTTAGAGCTTCCATTTCAGCCTTTGCTTCGCCCTCAGCACGCTTTCTTTCCTCTTCTTTTGCTCTAAGTTGCACTTCTTCGTTCTTTAATTTCAATAATGGGTCATTATCGATCTGATTTAACACTTTTTTCTCTTCTTCTAAGTACTCAGCCATGATTTGAGCGATCAATTGTGCCTTTCTAGAGTCCATTTTCTGTTGCATGGACTTAATTTCCTTCTGAACAGCTATAAAATCAGGATTTTGTTGCAACATTTGTTGATTTCCTTGTGCTTGAGCCTGCATTTGCTTAGCTTGAGTGCTCAAATCCATCATTTTTTGTTGTTCTTCGATAAATTCTAGCTCAACTTGCTCTTGTCCCATCAAAGTTATGTGTTCTAGTATGTTTTTTTGCAACATTCCCAAAACTTGCGGGTTTGTTCGTGCAATTTGAGTGCCCATGAAGCTTAAATGTGCATCCATATGAGCCTGATGATCCTGTCCTGGATATGCTTTGAAAGGTGTGCCGGCCAAAGCCTGCATATTTTCCATAGCTGGGTCCATTGGTTTTGGTTCTTGTGGTTTTTTCAATAACAAATCAATATCTTTAACACCAAGAGCTTCATACATATCACGATAAGCTTGATACATGTTGTGCATCTTAGGATTAGACATTGCAAGTTGCAGTTGAGTTTGTGCAACACTAATTCTTTGAGTTTGTGAAAAGATGTTTGGATCTGCAACAGGTATAATATCTATTCTATCATCAAAGTCAGCTTGCTTTATTTGTCTTTCGCCACCAACTACATCATACGGATACACTGGCGGTAAATAAGTTTTGAAAGTATTTGCAAGCAACATGAACTCACACTTCATCGATTGATATAATCTTTTGTGAATAGCAGACATAACCCGCGATCCACGCTCCAATAATGCTACGGTAGTTCCTACCGCTGCTCCTTGATTACCATCACCAACTTGCATGTCTGCAATGCTCGCGAATCTTTGACCTGATTGTACAACTAGATCTAGTAACTGTAACAATGCAGGGTTTGGTCCTTTGAACGGTAGTTGCATGAACGCGTCACGGAGATTACCTCCTGGTGCATCAACATCGCGAAACTCTCCCGGCTGCAACGGTTGAGCTTCGTCACGTACTCTGATTCCTCGCATCTTAAATCCGGACGGTAGATTAGCGAGTGTGCCTGCATCTAGTAATTGTCTTAGTGCCGCTGTTGCAGTTCTAGACAAACCACCGATCATGTGAATCAGACCAAAGCCATAAAAACCTAAACCTGGTAAAAACTTGAAGTGTACAAAGTAATCTCTTTTCTTACGAGAAGGATCGTTTGCTTCATAGTTTCTTCTAATTGATAAAACTTGTCCTGAGTCTTTATCAAACGTAACAATGTATGGAAGTTTCAAACCTGTTGGTTCTCCATCAGGTCCCATGTCTTCAAAGCCTGGTAAATCTAATTCGCAGTGCGCTTCTAAAATAGTAAATACTTCATCACCATTTGGTGATGATCCTATAATGTCGTCTTTTTTGTCAGTCACTTCATCTGCAGATGAAGTGTTTGGTTCTAAGTCAACGTCTTTGTAAAAACCTGATAGCTGTTGTTTGATGACATCGTTACCTGTCATGTTTATAGAGTGAATAATATTTTCTGCATCCTCAAGTGATGTTGCAGAGTATGGTATGTATAAATCTTCAGCAGGCACAAACTTAGATACACAACGTTGCATAACACCGTCGTAGTAAACTTTTTTAAAAGTAGAACCTGACAAAGGTAAGTTAAACAACATCTGATCAAACTCTGGCTCGTACTCTTTCATGTTGACCATCAATTGATAGTTCATGAATTCTTTTACACGCTGAGCTTGTGATTCAGTTTGTTGTGTTATCTTTCCAATGATCTGTGTTCTAACTGGTCCTGATGCTGGTAATAATTCTTTGTAAGCTAATGCTTGAAACTGTGTAACAGCTTCAGCTAAAACTGGATGTGTTGCGCCTGATGCTCCTTGAAAAGGTTCTGCTCTGTTTTCATATTTAAAACCAAGTAAGTCCAATCCTTTTGTATAAGTGTCTTCCCATTCTTTTCTAGACGCTTTGTAACTTTCGTAGTTATCTAAAAGTTCGTTGCTGACTTCATGCAAAACGTCATCTTCTAAAAACTCTGCAAGATTGCTTTCGTGTTGTTCACTTCCTGGTCCTGCTACTGCAGATGGATCAAAATTAATTTCTGCACCGCCATCTTCTGTAGGTGTAACTTCAACAGGTTGTCTTGGTTCTTGAGCTAAAGTTTTTTGTAACTCAGCTAGTTGTTCCTGTGGTCCAGGATTTCTTTTTGTAGTTCTAGTTGGTTGAAATACATTTTTGTTTATAGCCATTATACTGCCTTCCTTTTAAATAAAGTTCCAACTCCACCCCCGTTTGCAAAACCAAATCTACTCTGATAACCTTCTGCTATCAACATATCAATAACCTCTTCTGGAACGTCTTGAGGTTTTACACCTGAGTTGTATGCAAAGTCTGCACGAACTGTTTCTCTTAATATAACTTGATCCATTTGTCTTGCAGTTAATTTATCATATCGAGGATCGTTTTGAATCATGTCTCTGATTTCATCTATAGTCGGTTGATTCGATGGAGTTCCTTTTCTAATAGGCACATCAGGATTTGTTGGATCAGGTATTTCTTTTATTCTTTCTAAATCTGTTTTTGGATCTCTAATAACGTTTTCTATTTGTTTCTTGTCAGCAATTTTATCTGGCCCAGACATACCAAGTTTTTTCAAAATAGCCATAAGACCAGCTGAGCCCGCTTTAGCCATCTTAACTCTACCGCCGTCATTATAGTTGTTTGCAAACATCTGTCTGCCTTGGTTTGCTGAGAATCTATTGAAGTCCATTCCTAAAGCTTGTTGTCTTTGTTTAAAAAAGTCCATGAAGTTACCACCTAAGCCTGGTAGTGCTGGTAGCTCTTCAGGAGCTGTATCTACATCTGTCATTGGTTCTGAAGGATCTGCTATAGGTAAGCCCATGTCATCTGGTTGTACTTCATTTGTGCCACCACCTATTTTATCTTCTATGTTTGTCAACTTATCATCAATAGAGTCAAACCTTTTGATAAAAGCATTTTGTTGACCTAAACCTTCTGCAGGTGGTAATTTTGATGGTTTCTTGGGACCAAAGGGACCAAAGTTTTCAAATCCACCTCTATCCACAAAACCAGGTCTTTGTCTTAGATCTGGTAATACCTGCGTTGTAGCATCCATGTTCGCTATAGAGGGACCAAGATTAGTATTTATTGGTCCAGTAGGCATCATGTTAGAAAGAAAGGGATTAAAACTTCCAGGACCTTGATGCAGAGGAACCGGAGGCACCTTTGATACAAAACTCATATCACCCTC